AAATCTTTCGTAAAGCGCGAGCTGGTTTTTGACAACATGGTTCATTCGGCTTGCGTTATCCGCAAGTCTGTCCTGGCTGAGGTTGGTCTCTACGACGAGTCCATGCCTCCGGCGGAAGACTATGAGTTGTGGATGCGCATCGCCAAAGAACACATCATCCTGCATCTTCCTGAAGTCATGATGGATGTCAACGAAGGCGCACACCAACTGTCGCGTCGCACATCCTCTGACTTTTACGCCAAGCAACTTCAAACTCTCAGGGGGCGACATTGTCAGAGCTTGCTGTCGTAATATCGGCTGCTGGCGCTGGACGCCGCATGAAAGCCCGCGGGCCGAAAGCCCTCATTGACATTGGTGGGGGCGAGACTGTCCTCAGTCGGCAATTGCACATGGCCAAGAAGGCCCTGCCGAACGCCGAAGTGGTGGTGGTAGTCGGCTACCAAAAAGACCGCGTCATCAAAACCCTGCCAAAAGATGTGCGATGGGTCGAAAACCCAGCCCACGAAGAAACCAATGTGGCCCGATCCCTGCTGATTGGCGTCTCTGGCCACCCAGCACGCAGGGCGGTTCTGATGTGCGGCGATCTCGTCTTTGGTCCGGACTTCTTGTCCAGCCTGCCGACCGCCGGTTCTGCTGCCGTCATTGATGAAAACCACAATCATCGCTCTTCTGAAGTAGGTTGCAATATCGACCGGGAGAGGGTCTGTCATTTCAGTTACGGGGTTTGGCCGAAATGGGGCCAGGCTGTCGTCTTGGCGGACAAGGAGCTTGACCTCTACAGACGCATAGCCTCCCGTGACCAATGCGCCCGCTGGTTTGCTTATGAGGTCTTGAATGAAATCATCGATGCGGGCGGTGTGATCGCCCCAGCCTATCCAGAGAAATCATATCTGGTCGAGATCGACAGCACGCAGGATATCGACAGGGCCAAAACCATGGTTAATAAATTGCGTCGCAAGGGAGTTGTCGCATGAATATCTTGATTGTCAACGATGACAACGGGGTTGGCAGCGGCGCTCTCGCCAACGGCTTTGCCACGCTCAAGCATGATGTGGCCCTGTGGACACCGGGAAAAATGCCGGTCTACCAGGCTTTTGCCAGACAAAAACCCGATCTGTTCATCGGGCCGACCTCCTCCGTCACACCCGCCCTGCTGCGCAATCAGGGCAAATGTCGCCTCGCCCTCTGGCAGGATGAAGTTGTCCTTGAGACACCACCCGACGGAGCATTCATTTTTGCCACCGACGACAACGACAAGAAGCTGCCTGTCATCCGCTGGCCCTTCTTGCCCATGGACGGAAAATCTTTTTACAACGATGACCTGGCTACCGATGTCGTGTTTCTGGACGGCTATCGCTCCGGCTACGATTCTTTCTTCATGCCGCTTTTTGAGAATGTCGAGTTTGTCTCCAGGGTTTATTGCGATACCCCCTGGCCGATCCCCTACTATGCCGGTTCTCTGACAGCACAGGAACGAACACAAGCCATCGCTTCTTCCTTGGTCAGAGCCATGACGAGCGACGATGCGCGTGATGTGCGGGCGATTTACGAGACGATCAGGGTGGGTTCCATCCCGGTCGTGGCCGGGGACGAGAATCTCTTGCCTTACGGCGGCACACCGGAAAGCTATCTGTCCATGATCAAGAGTCTCGTGTCCGACAAAGACATCCACCAAGACATTCTCGACAATCTGACCGATATGTTCTCGCAGTATACGCCGGTTGATACTGCCCAGTCCTTACTGAAAGCGATGCTGACATGTTGAGTCTTGTTCTGGACAAGCCACACAATCTTGATGTGCTTTGTCGATGCCTGTCCATGATTGCCGCATACCGTCCGTCCTCCGAGACGGAAGTGATCGTGCCGTGGGACGGGAAGCCCAGGGAAATCCTGCCGATCCTGAAAGCATTCAGCTCGCGGTTCTACTGGAAGATCGGGTTGTGTCCCGAAGGCACGGCTGGATATCTGGCTGTCGCCCACCTCGCCAAGGCTGAGCAACCTGTCTTCTTGAGTCATCGCCTGCTGATGACCGGAGAGACGCTGGCAAACCTGGAGAGCACGACACCAGGGCGGGCATCCGTCTACAAGACAGACGGGATGCTGATGGAATACGACCCGTACAGCTACTGGTTCCCGGATGGCTACCGCCAAAACTGCCTGAAGATGCCGCATCAGGTCAAGGAGGTCCAGGTTGACAACCTGCCCTACTGCGTGGCTGGAACCAAGGATCTGCTGGACAAGGTGGCTGACCTTCCTTTTGTCGACGCCCAGGTCTTCCTGATGGATGGCCCGCCTGTCTCGCTTGGTAAATTTTCCGGCGAAGAGATCCCCTGCCTTTCCAGCACCGACACCCCGTGTTTCCCACCCGATGAAGATCGAGTTTGACCACATCGAGGGCTGGGGCAAAATCACCCAGCACGACTTGATTCACGCCCCCTGCTGGGTCATCCGAGAGGAAGAGTCTCCGGATCAGATGCTGGAGATGGGTTTTCTGCCTTGGGATAGCAAGTGGTTTCCTGCTCGTTCCGTGCGTTACGATCTGGAACGCATGACTTTCGGGCGCACAGTGATGAAAAGCTTTCGCAGGGCGTGCGATTGTGCCAGCTGGCATCACGGCAAACCTAATTTGAATGCCTACCAGAAAGTCGTGGATGGGTATCTAGCCCGCCACCAGTTCGCCAGCGGACATGTGTTCTCTGAGTTAAGAACCAATCGGGAATTCTCCTGGCTGAACTATCAAGCAAACGAGCGAATCGTGGCCTTTCTGGCCTACTTGATCTATCCGCAGTCTTTCGTTGGCGTTCAGTTTGCCTGGGATTATGCCGACCCCAAGCTCTCCCTTGGGTCGGTTAGTACATATGTCGAGGCCATGCTGGCCCGGTCAAACGGTTGCCGCTGGTATTACGTCATGGGAGGTTATGAGAATGCCAGCGCCTACAAGGCAAACCATGAAGGCTTCCAGTTCTGGACGGGCAAAGAGTGGTCGGAAGATCGCGAACTCTACGCTCAACTCTGCGCCCGGGACTCAAAAATCGAGTACTCCGATGATCATTCACGAATGCCGCCAACCAGTTGAGGTGGACACACCCCGTGGCAGGGGCAGAGTCTGGCTGGTGACCGATTACGGCACCGAGATCGAGAAGGTCTTCACTGTTGTCTTGGCTGAGTCCGGAGAAATCTGGGAGTTCAGCAACAAGGACATCAAGGCCACCAAGAATTTCACCATGGGGCGGGGGACCTGGCCTAAATGAGAATCGCATTCGCACCCTACAACTTCACCCTGGTCGGCACCGACCAAGCCGGTGTCGTCAACGGAGAAATCCACAGTATCCGGGTCTCGCTGCGGGCAGGTGTTTGGGCCGTTCGCCACAAGGAGCGCGTGGAGTGCTTTCAGGATTTCCCCGACGCCAATCTCGGCCAGGAATTCTCGTGCAAACTGGCCACGAAGATACTGCAAGACGATGGCTGGTATCCCGGCAAGATTGACCAGTCTGAAACCCTCGACGAGGTCTCCTCCCGCGCTGGCGGTCTGGTCTCCATCGCCAAGGACAGCATCGGCTTGAACGGGCCGTTTGTGCTGCCTTTCGGGGAGGGGCTGGAGAAGAACGGCATCCTGCTCCGGGTCGATGGCAATTCCACGGAATGGAAAAGGCCCCAGTACCCACAGCACGCCACCAGTCTGACCATCATGGCCGGAATGCTTGTGAAAAACATGGCGGCTGGAGACTGGGAAAAAGCGGGCGAGGTGCTTGAGCAAGCTTGGCGACTGATTCGCGAGGAAGCTCCACCCGAGATTATCCGGGTGTACGCCGACGCAAGAATGCACGGGGCGTCTGGCTGTGTGTGGTGTGGGGACAACACCCTGTTCTGCATGGCCCCCTCCGAATGGCACGGAGCGATCTCCAGCATTGTCGGCGTGGAAAAGCTGCCGTTCCAAATCAGCTACCAGGGGGCTGGCCTGCGGGCGGCTTTGAAGCCATGAAAATTCAGTTTCTTGTGCAGACGCTCGCCCCCTCCCATCAGTCGCTGGCCCTTGTTCATTGCTGCAACGAACTTGTGTCGAAGGGTCACGAGGTTCAGGTCTTTGTCGAAGACAAGGGTTCACCACCCGCTAAGCCGAATTTCCCGATCTTTGATGCTGCCTACGCCTACAGTCAGAACAACCCGCTGATTGTCACATCCCTTTCCAGTCTGGCTGTGGCGGTCAACTCGCCCGCTGGCAGAAAGATCTGGTTCTACGCTTGGGATATGGAATGGCTGAACGGCGAACCTTTTGCGTGGAACAATCTGCAACCGATGTACACGGCTGTTCCGCTGTTGGCGAGATCAGAACATCACAGTCGCGTTTTACGAAATACCTGGGGGAAAGACCCAGAGGCGATCATCAACGACTTCAGCGCAGAACAGATCGAGAGGCTGCTATGCTCATGACCTATGACTATCTGGTAGAAGAATACGTCAACAAGCAAAGGTCCACTCACGAGATCGCCGAGGAGTTGGGCACCTACCCCAACCGCGTCCGCAGGGCATTGAACAAATTCGGCATCCCCGTCCGCAGCCGTTCCGAAGCTCAGTTGGTCGCTCTAGAGCAGGGGCGTCAGGAACACCCCACCAAGGGCAAGCAGCTTTCCCCCGAGAGGCGGGCGCAGATCGGGGAGCGTATGGCTGAACAATGGGGCACCATGTCTGACGAGGAGCGCAAGCGCCGTAGCGAGATTTCCCGCAAGCAATGGGAAACGATGGGCGAGGAGAAGCGCGAATCCTTGCAGAAAAAGGCCCTGGACGCTGTGCGCGTCGCCGCCGATACGGGCAGCAGGCTGGAGAAATACCTGATCCGCGGTTTGACCCAGGCTAAGTATCCGGTGGATTTTCATGTGCAACTTGAACGTCAGCACATCGACATGGTTGTTAGCCGTAAGGTCGGGCCATTTAAGGGGATAGCGATCGAGGTTAACGGCCCCTCCCACTACAAACCGATCTGGGGCGACGAATATTATGAAAAAAGGGCAGCTTCTGACGCGAAGAAGGTTGGGATGCTCGTCGGAAGTAACTTCCTTGTGATCATCATCAAAGACATGAAAGGAAGTCCTTCCGAAATTCGTATGAAAAACACTTTACAAAAGCTGTTGAGCATCATAGAATTGGCTAAGACCGACCCCGGGGTGGGGTCATATCATGAGATTGAGGTGGCGGTCGATGGCTAAGAAGAAGACTGTTTCTGTTTCCGATTTGGACGGCGAAAGCGTTCTGGACACTGTTTCTCTGGACACCCCCGTGGTGGTCGAGGATGGCATCCAGTTCAACTCCGATGTCCTGGTGACTCAGGTCGGGGCCTCTGAGCCGCCTGAGATGCCGGAATTCAACGCCGACAACTACAAGGAACATTGTCCGACCGATCCGGACTGGACCGAGTATGTTCTGTCCAAGCTGTCTCCCGACGAGCTGTCCCCAGAAGGGCGACCGACTTGCGATGGTCTCCGACGAGTGGCCGAGCTGGTGCTGGGGCCGACTGTCAATTCCAGCGTCCGCATCATCCAAGCCCCCGGCCCTGAAAACGCCATGACTGCGGTGGCCGAGTTCAGCTACACCTACGAGTCGATCCACACCAACCGTGAGGTGACTTTCACGGCGGCTGCGGATTGCAACTCCGGCAATACTGATGGCATGTTTTCTAAGTTCGCCACGGCCATGGCAGAGACCCGGGCTGAGGGGCGGGCTTTGAGGAAAGCTTTGCGCTTGCGCAGGATCATCACGGCTGAGGAGCCGTCCGCCCTGTTCCACGATGTCGATCTTTCCAATGGTGGCAAGTCGACCGAGATGCAGCACAGCTTCATTCAGACCCTGTGCAGTCGCAACGACATCAATATCGACGCCTATCTTGGTTCGTCGAAGTCCTTTAAGTGGGACGGCAAGCTGGAGAACATCCCGCACAAGTCGGCTGTTCTCATCATCGCGCATCTGAATGAGCTTCAGAGGGATCGCAGCAAGATCGACCCCAAGTACAAGGGTTATGATCCTGACTGGAAGAAGACTGTTTCAAACCAGGAGTAAGCATGAAAGCGCACATTCCAACCGCCCACGGCACCATTGAAATTGATGCTACAGATGTCAAAGAGTTGTTCCGGCAGATTGCCGCTACTCAAGAAGTTTTTGGCGATCATCGCTGCGGAGCCTGCGGTGAAGACCGCATCGCACCCCGCGTGCGTCGTGTGACCAAGGGTAAGGTGGAATACGAGTACTTCGAGATCTGCTGCAACAACCCGAAGTGTCGGGCCAAGCTGGCTTTCGGTCAGTATCAGGACGGATCAGGTTTGTTCCCCGTTCGCAAGCTGGACAAAGATGGCCAGCCCGATCGTGAAAACGGTAGCTACGGCCCACACAATGGCTGGAGCCGATACCGGGGCGAACATAAGGACTAAGGGGCCTTGGCGGGACCCTTTTGAAGAGGGCGGGGGACTCGTCGTCCCCCGCTCTTTTTTACGCACGCAGGATCAAAGAAATGAAAAAGCTGGTGCTGGAATTGGTGCTGTTGGTAGTATTCGGCTTGATCTGCATGGCCTGGGTGGCCGCAGCCTACTACCTCATGACCCTGGTTCTGTGACTTCAGGAAGTGCGGTCTCGACCACGACCAGGTCGATTGGATGGGCGACGACCTGGAACGGCAAAAAGACCCGGGGGTCGATCAGCACGCTCTGGTCTGCTGTGGCCGTATACTCCGGGGTCGGAGATTCGAGGGCCGGAGTAATATCGATTTCTTCTGGGGTCATGATTGAATCCTCGTTCGTTCATCATCCGTTTCACCTTTAATCGCCCCACCGGTCAGGGCACTACGCACATTACGCAGGATGCCTGCAACCAGAGGGCCAATCTCAGGTTGATACCCGCCCCATTCACACAGGGGCAGTCTTTGTTCGAGCGTCGACAGGAAAGCGTCTGCTGCTGTCCAGCCAGCCATTTCCACGGCGTCTCGAATGTCCTTGGGGAAGTCTTCCAGCCTCATCAGACTTCCTCGTAGTCGCTGCAATTCTGGCAAGAGCGAATGCCATCGCCATAGTCCCTGAAGGGACGGCATTTTTCGTGAAGCTCACAGCTGTAAACAAATTTGAGTGGGCAGTTGCAATTTCCCGTGTCGATCGGGGTCGCGCTTCTGTGAAAGCACGGCAAGCTTCGTCGAATTGTGCGGACTGTACGAAAGCGTTCAGGGAAAACACCTTGGCTGGGATCAAGAGCTTCCGCCTCAGCAACGACGGCTTGCAGATTGGCCTCTGCAACCTTGGGAGTGAAGTGTTCAACGACATCCTGGTAGGGCAAGCCAAGCTCGCGACGGCCAAGAATATAATTGAAAATTCGGTCTTCCAAGAACAAGCGATATGGCACGCCTTTGGGTCGACCGAACCGGTGCAGCCAAGTCATCCAAGGAACACACATCGCCTGTCCGCCGAACAAGCGGACCTTGGAATGTATATACCCCTCTTCACCACCAAAGCCCCTGAACAGAGTGTTGAAGCCTGGCCATTCGTTCTTGTTCATCATGAACTGACCCAGGCCTTGCATGGGGATGGGGAATGGCTCTCCGGCTTTCACGCGTTCATCAGTCGCCCAGGTCCCGTACATGCTGTCGCGCCACACAGGTTCAAAGTGCGTGGCCATGTTGATGTGATCGTCGTACAAAAGCGGGCCTTGATAAAGATTCTTGGGATTGGCTTGACCTGACCGAATGAATTCTTTGGTCTTGGCCACCACATCCTTTGTCAGCAGCACATGGCTGTCGAGGCACATGACCCATTCGCCTTGCGCTTCTTCAAATACGAGCTGTCTGGGCAGAGAAGTGCCAGTCGCATGACCTCGGTGGAGATAGCGCGCTTTTGCCCATTCCGCCGCGCTTTTGGTGTGCGGGCAACCGTTGGGTAGGTTGTCCACCACAACGATTTCAACATCAGTCAGGTCGTGGTAGGCACGCAACGCCTGGACGGTGAAATAGACCCCGTCGTAATCGTCGTAGGTCGCCATGCCGATGGTGAGAAGTGGTCCAGCCATGATTCCTCCTGCGTCATATGGTTTTATGCGTGCTGGCAGGGGAACGGTTACTATCAACAGAAGGAGAACGAAATGGCAGCTACTGAACTATTGATTGGTGAACCCCTACCTGGGTTTGGCGGGAACAGTATTGTCAGCCAGATTGAGACGGGGCCGTATCCATATCTGGTTGTGGAGAACGCTTTCGACACCCAGGTCCTCAACGAAGCCTTCTATACGCTACCGCCGTCCAACTGGCCGAACTGGGTGACCTACAACAATGACTTTGAGAGAAAACGCACAAGCCGGGACCTGCCTTTGCTGTCGCCGTTCACAAGGAACTTGCTGGAGGCCATGCAAGCTCCGTCTTTCGTCAACATCGTTAGTTCCGTCACGGGTATCTCTAACCTTATCGCTGACCCGGGCCTGCATGGCATGGGTATCTACCGGTATGACAATGGCGGTTTCTTGGCGCCCCACATGGGCTACGAGCTTCATCCCATATTGAACTTAGAGCGTCGGGTTAATGTTTTGTTGTTTCTGACGCCCGAATGGAATGTCGGCTGGAATGGGCAGCATTTGCTGTGGGATGATAATGGCTTCAATGTTGTTCGAGAGATTGAACCACGACAGGGGCGTATGGTCATTTATCAAAGCCAAGAGAACGGCTGGATGTCCGTGCGCCCGATCCAAACGCCAGGGGGTGAAAATCAATACCTCGCCATGGCGGCAACCACCTATCTGACCCAGCCTCGGGCGACGGCGACGAGGAAAAGGGCAGTCTTCATTCCCAACCGTGGCTACGAGTTCGCCTAGAAACGACAAGACCCGCCCCTTGCAACGGGCGGGCCTTATCGCTGCTTACTGGACGGGTTCTCTTAGACGTATTCCAGCTGGACCCATAGTCCAAACTGCTTACTTCCGATCCCGTCCGGACTGGCCGATAGAGCCAAGTACCAGTCGTGTCGGGCATCTGTGGTGTTTGCGCCCGAAGGACGCAGCCCAGAGATCCCCGGCGAGGCGGTCAGGGTGACCGGTTCTCGCTGCGCTGGAGTGGCTTGATTAGCCGTAGTGAACACTTCCCATGCCGTAGACCCCGAGCCGGTAGGATTACCGGAATCTTGTACTGTGACGGGGTGAATAATTTCGGCTAGATAAGTTGTTACACCAGATGCCGGATTGGTCGGAAGGACTCGGTCGTAAATATAGGCTTTGACATTCTGTGTCTTGACCGCTGAGTCGGCGGTGAAGCGCACATTCAGCGTGCTCTGCCAGTTGGGAATGGCCCGCAGGGGGATGGCCGAAGTGCCGCGCCCCACCAGCCCGCTTCCTGCGTTGGCGTATTTCACATTCCAAGCTTCGGGACCCTGGTTGGTTCCCGTTGAGTTGGTGATGAAGGTCTTGTCCTGGGCGTTGCCAACGGGGACGGATTCACCGAAACCGCCGCCGTAAAAACCCAGGCCCGAACCAGCCAGACTGGCAATCTGAAACGTCGAGAACGTGCCACCGTCCTCAAACTGTCCTGCGTAAAACGAAATCGATGCTGGCATGGTCTAGTACCTCCAGTAGAAATTACACCGTCACCATTTGCCGTCTGGGCACTTTTGTTCGTCCCAGGAGGCTTTTACATTCATAAAACAACCACAGCCAGAACAACGATTGTCGGGCCGCAGCTTGGGGCAGGCTTTGCAAATTGCCATTCTTTTTTGATAGGTTTCGCTATCAGATGATTGCATGCCTGTGGCCACATGTTGAGCAACTGCCGTGATGAGGTTCAGGCCTTGTCGTAACAGCCCAGGCAAGGGCGGTTGAGCCGGAGTCCCCGGCAAGCCCTTGTCCCAAAGTTCACGATAGACCGGGTTACTACTGTATAGCTTGCAGATGGCGCATTCGCAGACTGATGGATCGTTGGGACACGGCTTCATGGCGTCACCGTGATAGGGGGGTGTGCTGTACGATAACCGACTTCGCAAGAATGGCAGTTGGTAGACCAAATATGATCGATACCATAGAGATACCAAGTTCTGACTTTTACTTTGACCGATTGACCATTGACTAATTGAGACCCAAAAGGAGAAGTTTTTGATCCGCCATACATTCCACCAAAACTTTCAAATCTAGACACAATTGGCATGTTGGTGAGATAGTGATACGAATAGGCTGTCCCAAGCGATGGTCCAGTCACAAACGGATTGCAAATAATCGGTTGATTTTTAATGGTCATTGGCCAGTCGTGATACTCAATATTGTCGTGTTTATTTTTGTAGTTGGCTGAACCTTGTTCGCAGACATAATAGTAATCGTAAGTATTATAGTAATAGTTGTAATAATAGTAATCGTATGGGTCGCCAATCTTCCAACTTTGAATGATTCCCGATCGCAGTATAATAGTTCCATCTGGGTATCTGTACGCATCTGGTATTATTGGATTTGTTGGCTCGGAATAATAATTGCCATCATCAATAAAATATTCAAGAACTGATGTCAAATAACGCTCTTGAGCATTTGGTACTACTCCCAAATCAATAAACCCATTAGTGCGATTGGTTTTGTTGATCAAATAATAAGAAGCTTCGGCTCTACTCAACGGAAAAGAACAATCTTTGAGTTGTTGAGACAGACTGCTTTCATTGTAATAAGGTTGTTTGTAGCCAGCGTAAGCAAATAGATAGTAAATAGAATTGTCCGCTTGTATTTCCGTAAAATTTCCACAGTTTGTGTAGGTATAAGGAATTGGTTGGGTGTTGTCGTAATCATAGTAAACGGGCGCAGCAGCTGAAACCTGAGCGGTTTGCGTACCCAAACATTTAGTTACGATAGTGACATTGAGTGTCGCAGGTAAACCGCCTCCGCACGGAGGGATAGAATCTTGTTCGTAGGCACATAAGTCAAAGTAGGTGTGACCGCCTTTGCTCCAATATTTATCTAAACTACGACTAGTGTTGTCTGCGTAACCACCGTACCATCCCCACCAATATCCATAATAATTGTTGGTGTTTGAAAAAGGCCACGAGCAATTGGTTGGCGTACCATAGGGTTGATTGGAACCAGGAAGATATCCGTCACCAGCACCAAGTCCCCAATAGCCAGAGTAGCCATTCCATCCGCCCCACCAGTAATACCAATTACCATTGGTTGAATAATCATACTCCTGAGAACGAAGCTCCGCACTCAGCTTGCTCTTCGTGGAAACGCACTCAGGTATGCCGTTCTTGAAACGGATTACTACGAAGTTGACATCTGCGTTGGCTGTTTTGAGTGGATTTTCTGTGGGCCACTCGTCCAGATTGAACGGCAACGAGGAAAAGCGAAGATCCATGTCGTTGTTGTTGGCCTGGAATGCTCCCTTGCTAATCGGTATGTACTGAGTGGATGGGTCTCTCAGGAACTCGGGGCCTTCATACCAGCTATTGTAAAACCAATAGTATGTCCAGCCATAAAGACTTGTGACATCATTCAAGCATGGACAGCGTGTGGCATTGACGATCGGGCCAAGCACATTAGGGTTGGTGTAATAGACAGCCCATCCATAATAGTGATAGTTCCAATACCAATAATAGTAGTAATCGTTGTTATAATCGTTGCGGTCAACGAGGTGTGGGATCGGCAGATCCTGCCCGTTCAGCTTCAAGGACAGAAATCGTTCGGGGGAAGAAAAATCAAAATCCGGCAGGTATTTTCCTGTTGTTGAGTCGTAAGTGCTGGATTCGCGTGCTCCGAAACGAACAAGAACAACATATTCGTATTCGCCACCCGTGGGGTCAGAATCACACCCAAGGCATTGGCTTGCCCGATTGCAACAGCACGGCCATCGTCCTTGACAACTCATTAGCAGTCCGCCGCAACAACAACATAAGTACTGTTATATTCGGCCACAATTACTTTAGCTCCAGAAGAAATAGGAGTAGATAGATAATTATATACTGATTTAACTCCGCGATTGATTAGGTTGGCGTTTCCGTTTGAGCCGCCGTAGATATATCCGAGGGCGTTGCCCAGATAAACCTGACTGCCACCGCTTGTCTGATACCACTTCTGTTCATTCGGGACATAAGTCGCCAGAGTGAATCCCTGGGATATGGTGCTGCCGACAGAACTGGAATAAACCTGGATGGCCTTGGTGGTTGTCACACCGTTGATGATGACATAACCAGACGCAGGATTGCCCTCGGCGAAAATGTATACTCTGGTGATTCCAACGCCTGTCCAAACCTTGCGGATGTCATCCCAAAACAAGTCGGTTGGACCCGCCCTGTGAAGATCCGACCTGTAGCCTTGCGTGCCGCCAATTTGGGTTAGGGAGCCAGGGTTATAAATATCCTGCCCGTAACCAACAACCATCAGGGGACCGCGCAGGCCGACGCTCCTAGCCTCAAACGCCCCTGCCCCAGCCCCTGCGTTCCAGTTGTTCATCTCGCAGGGTTGCCCGTTTGCCTGCTGGTAGGTGACGATAGATATATCGTTTGAACCAGGGTAGGCGATCGGCATCAGATTGGTTGCGTTGGCACCCGCAAGGCCCACAGGCAATTCTGCCTTTGGCAACAGAGATGTCCCGTCTGGAAGCGTCCTATACGAAATCCCATACTGTGAGCTGGATATACCCCCGTTGTATGTCGGCGCACGGTAGGGCCTGAACAAAGCATCCTGGCTGGTGATCGCCCTGTTCGCAAAGGCCTGTGGATCATCAGCCTCCGTATTCGTCATCAATTCATGCAGAGGCGCACTTTTAACATCCAGACGAACGGCGCTGTTGGATGGGCTGGCAAAACCGGCCACGCATTCATGCGGGGTTTGAACCCGGTGGAACTTGTCGAATGCCCCAGCGGTCATCGACAGACCAAAAGCCCCCGCGCTCGCTCTTGCGGAACTCTGCCTAGCTTTCGCCTGATCGATGGCCATCTTGGAAAGGTTTCTACGAAGCTGAAGACCTAGCTGGCCCGTCTTCCGCATCCGGTCGATCGTCTGTCTTGGGATCACGCCAAAGCGTGGACTGTAGTTCTGGAATGCGTAGGTTGAAGTCACGCCGCCCGTGCCCAGAGAAATCTCAATCGAAGTCACGGCTGGCCCGTTGGCCTGGAGTGCCTGTCCCAGAGAAACTTTTGGGTAATCCGGTTGTGTGATGCGGCCATGTTCGGTCAGGGCCAGCTGACTAGAACCATCAAACAATCTGGCGAGGGCGACGCGGTTCATCACGATTTCAGAACCGTAATTGCTCGGCACTAACTCGCTATCAACTTCCACCTTCACCCTTCCTGGCACGCCTGAGTAAACCCAGTATGGGCCGTAGGTGATCCGGTTACTTTTCAGCGGCACAACGAAGAAAGATGGGTAAATGGGAGGTGGGTGGATGCGTGTCTTTGAAGACTCTGCGTTCGTTTGATAGAGATCTGCCGGAGTTCCCAAGACGCGACTGATAATGCTGTGGTTGCCGGATGGGTCGTTTGTCTTGGAGAAAATCGGATTCTGGACGGTCATCCTCACCAGAGGCCCGCCCATATAGGCTATCCCAGGTCCCGACAAAACATAGCGAATGAATGGGCTGTTGCTGTAAGGAGTCGTTACCGAAGGATAATACATCTGCTCGATTTTGTCGCCGATGGAAGACTTGACATAAGCGCCCACCTGATCCATCAGGACATCTTGCGGATTATCTATGACGGCCCCGCCCTGGATCAGCCTCTGGTAGTTGTAAACGACAAAAGGCTCAAATCGACTCTGCTCGTCTGAAAGATAAAGATGGGTCGGCGTTAAGAGGGTCAAGCCGAACGGAGCAAAAAGAGGGTTGGGGTTGATCGGCGGCTCGGTGATCTCCATGAATGCGCTGCGGGTGATGTCGAACTCGTAGCGAATGTTCGGGCGAAGATCTTCCTTGAAAGGAACTTTCTCGTCAATCGTCGACGCAGAGATGCCAAGGCTGACGATGAATTCTTTGCCGAGGTGTTGGTTGGCAACGCCAGACAACCAGCTGAAAAACCTTCTCCTGCCCTCGGATCGATCGTATGTGGCCTCCAAAGCGCGGGCAAGTATGGCCTGCGGGTTGGTCTGCACCATGCTTCCTGTGTTGACGCCAGCAAGGAGCACCTGATTGGAGCGGTTACTCTGGAAGCCGGTCATGGCGAAAAATACTTCTGGTCGGTATTTCTCGATGAACTCCATCCAGGAGTCGATCCCGGCCATGGCGAATTGCAACTCAAGTGTTGTGCAGAAGTAGTAGGTCGACCCGATGACATCCTCGACGCCTTGGGCGTAAAGGTTCATCATGTCGCAAGGATAAGAGATGGGGCCTTCACCGGGCAGTTTGGGGGCGAGGATAGCCACCCCGGGCTGACCAAGAATCGGATTCTTGTTTGCGTCATACCCCCAGAAGGAAGCATAGTCCAGCTTGCTGAACATTCCTTCGTAGGGGCCACCAATCAACATGGAGGCCGTCTGATGGCCCTGGGCCATTTCGATGCCGTGCTCAATCGAGGTGGCGTTGGAGCCAGGCTGATTGACAATGGCCCCGATGGTGCCAAGGGAAAGGGCCAGCTTGCGACTGATCGTCCTGATCTTGATCGTGTAGCCGATCAGCTCTACGACAAAATCGTATCCTGCGTCTTGACAGACTTTGCTGATAACATCGTACAGGCTGACGACAGCGTTGCCTTCGATGCGATAGTAGGGGTCGGGGATAGGGAGTTCGCTTAAATCCAACGAATAATAGACGCCTTTTGGAAATTCAGCGGTTGGCACGCCCCACCGCATGGGGCCACCGTAAGGCGTGATCAGCGGCTGATTACAAATGAACAGCACGGCCTTGAAGAAGGTGATCCAAGGCATACCGATTTCGTCAGACCCCGAGAAACCAAACCCGCCAAGGCCGTTCGTTTCATCTTCCCAGAACCCATAGGCGTTGATGACATTGGTGATGCCGATCGGTATGGGGCCGACATATTGACCAATGATGACCTGAGTGGCCTGGAGAATCTCTCGGGGATCAACCAGAACCGTATCGTAGGCAATGCCGCTGGTTGATTTCTTCTTGGTCACCTTGGACAAGATGCCGCCGAAGTAGAATCCACCCAGACGAAAACGCATGGGGTGGCCGACTTGGCAAGGGAAGTCGTTGTAGAGATAGTCGAAGTCGCCCGTCTCTTTGACGAGACTCAGATTCATGGAGCTTCCGTTGTCGCCCCAGGAAACATTGCTGCTGGCCTGCTGGACATAAAAGCCCAACAAAGTGCGGTCATTTGACCCGTAGGTTACCTGCGGTAACAGGTACTGAAAATCACTTTCCGTAGGCATAGGTCACGCTAAAGTTGTAACGACCAGTCGTGTAATTGAATCCGTCTGTCAGTTTTTCAACAAACAGCTTGGGGAACTGAGCGGTGTTTGGTATTAGGCCAAGCTGAGCCAAAGCCGTGAATGCGTCTTGACGACTTGGCTTTACTGGTCTTCCATCAGACTGATTCACAGTGCCCACAACAACTTCCATCGTGATGTCGCGAGTTGTTTTGGTGATGTTGAGTAAGTTTTGGTAGATTGGCCCCTTGCCGAGCGGATTAGCCCCATCGATTCGCCCCAACACATCGATTGCGGCGAAAAGAGGAGTGCCGCCATTGTCTGTGAAGCTAACCTCAAAGAATTTTGCCGTTTGAAAAACGGCTGGGCGATAACGATTGTTGAATTCTAGATTGTAAGTAATGGTTCCAGCCACCTTATTGTGGCCGACAGTTACCTGAGCTGGTTTTTGAGCCAAATATTCAGAACCTAGAATCAACACAATCCTGTCGCGCACTAACTTGTAATCGTTTGCGGCAAGCAAATTCCATTTAGTTTTGGCGTGTTCGTATTTTGCTAATGGTTGTTCAAAAGCCCCCGTCCTGTTTGGCCGCAAGGCTGTGATGGTGCCATCGATTGAGATTGTCTTCAGGGTAGACTCCGAGGAGTCCTTGATGCTGATGTTGAACTCTTCCAGAGCAGGGATGTAATTATTCCCCACCTTGGCCCCGAACTCGTCCACATTGGCTTTGGCCAGATCGACGATCGTCCAGTTTTCAGTAACGCTAAACTTACCACCAGCCTCATCAACCGTAATAGTACGAATGGCATCGTAGGCCCTGACGCTGTCAGAACCGGAAGCTGGCTGTTCGCTGAAGGCATTGGCGATAGCCCCGCCCAGGCCAAAGTAGCTGAGTCCGGCGGGAAGATTGTTCAGCTTGAGCTTGGAGGATGGCGGGTCTCCCGTCGCCGCATTATCGACAAGATTGGTGTCCGAAGCCAGCTTTTTCAGGACGGCGGCTCGGGCGATTTCAAACCCCGGCACATTCCTGTTGGTGGTGCCACCGACCCATCGGGTTGTCGCCTGTGCGCTGGCTTGATGGGTGAGCTTGTACTTGCGGAGACTTTCGTCCGGCTCCATCGTCCAGGATTCTTCCACGCCCACATCATCCTCGGCATCCATACCGATGGTGTTGGTGCCAATCTTGAGGTAGTCTGCCTCCAGATTGATCGTGTACTCGAAATAATCGGTGAACGGCCCATCGGTGATGTCGATGGATTTGACACGCGGATAACAAAGAATTGTGGAACTTGCGCCAGAAGCATCCCAGGGAGTGATTTGGAGGCTGGGGCGTTCAGTCTGTGCCAATGGCACTTTTGGCCGAAACAGTTCTTCAAGCTGACCAATTTTCTTTTGAATCTCCGCTTGACGACTGTTCATTTGAACGGTCGTTGCGGGCTGGTTTGCTTGAGCGATCAAATCTGCGGTGCTAGTGTTGGCAATAACACCACCCTTGTACGCCAGCATCCGCCCCTTCAGGCTGATATTGAACAGATACTTCTTGACACGACCGTCTTCAAATCTGTCGATCTGGGTTGAGATGGACACAAAGGGGCCGGGAGCCAGGACTTTTTCTTGTCCCTGTGGTCCGTAAAGAACAGGCATTAATAACCCTCCGTAATCAGATCAACAGAGTTGGTGCCCACACCAGTGCCTGCCGTGATCATGTCCAGCGACCCCGTAGATCCAATGGGGCCAACCAAATACAATACGCAGCCACCAGTGGCCTCTTGTGCATAGCCGGTCACTGTGAGCGGCAACACAGAAGAGGTCTCTGGCGTTCTCCAAACCACTAGGTTGAGGCCTGCGCCAAACACGGGCGCCTCGATGGTCAGAGGAAGCGAATCGCTGACGATCTCGGTGGCGTTGTTGGCGGTGAGCAGCGGCAGGGAGTTCGAGACTGTCTGGTTCGCCCCCTCCACAAACAGGTTCATGTTTTGCTGGCTATCAGCTATATCACAGAAGATATATAGATTTATACCTTGTCCATATATCTTGCCGCTGATGACTAAGGGTAAACCTTTGGCCGTCCCATAGTTGACGCCGACGGTGTGAAGGGGCAAGGAGCTACCACCAGCCGGTATTTCAGGGGCCTTGAGGAATAGGTTGAACGGCTCCCATGTCAAGGATTCGCCGCCGAACCCGAGGACCAGCCCCCCGGGCGCGGCGAGTACGTCTCCCAGTCTTCCGGTGAAGATCATTATTGCGACCTCTGCTCGACCGGCTGGTTAGCTCGGATGGCTTCGGCAATCATCGGCCCGATGGCCTCGGTGACCGCCTTGACGATTGAATCCTGGCCCATCAGGTTGACGCTGATCTCATTGGCTCCAGACAGTTCGATCTGGCCGGGGATCTTGCCAACCGCCTCGTCGAACTTGTCGACAAAGGTGCCGAAGTTTGCCACGGCTCCGTTGAAGGTACTAACCGAGGTAGAGAAGCCGGACAGTCCCTGGCTGATCTGGGTGGCGGCTTGGTTGAACTTGGCGGCGACGTCAAGAAGCTCAGGCCCGCCCTGCGCCATTCCTCCGTTGGCGAACCCTTGGATGCCGCCCACAATTCCGCCGTTGGCGAATTTCTGGACATGCTTCTTGGGCACTACCAACTCGCCTGGCTCCAGCATTGCCGGAACGATGTCGCCAGAGCCGACTCCTGGCACTATTCCGCCAGCAGCTCTCTTTGCCAAATTAGCGTCGGCGTTTTTCCGTTCTCTAGCGGCTCTGATCGCCTTATCTATTTCTGTTCCGCCCTGCTCCTTTGTTTTTGCTAGTTCGGCTTCTTTCCTGGCTCTTTCTTCCAGTATTGCTTTGTCTGCGCCAGTCAGGCCAGGTTTTTGGACTTCATTTAGTTCTTTTTGGCGCCGTATTTCTTTGTCTATTTCAGTTGGCATCCCCATAGCAAACTTACTTTTTTGCACGGGTTCTTTTGATTCAAATTGTGAATTGTCGGCCAAGTATTCTCTTATAAATTTTTCTTTGTCGGAAATTCCTGGTTCATCAATTATCCTATCTGAAAATTTACTTTCTAATAATTTGTTATAGCCTGTTAAATCAACGCGTACTTCATCGCCAGCTTCGGCGTATTTTCTTTCCGCATGCACTCTGTGAAGCTCTGGGCCTTTATAGTTAGGGAGCCATGAGTATTTAACATTAGGACCTTGGGCTTTTTTTCTTTCTTCATACTTTAAGTCTTGACGCGCTCGGATGGCTTTGTCGATCTCTGTTAGCGGTGCTGGATTTTTTTTCAGCATTTCCTTTCTTGCTTCTTCAGCCGCTCGTACTTTTGCGTTATGTTCTTTTACGGCTTCTGGACCGCTGATTTTCTTGCCGTATTTTTCTTCCATTTTCGCATTGTGCGCCGCAACAGCTTCTGGACCAGTAGGTTTCTTGCCGTACTTTTTCTCCATTGCTGCATTGTGAGCGGCAACGGCTTCTGGGCCATTTTCTTGTATTCCATATACATTTTCCATGTTCCGATTGTGAGCTGCAACAGCTTCTCTGCGCTGCGCCCATTCTCGCTCAAGAATTTCGTTCTTTGGCTGATTGTTCTTACCAGCCATCGCTGCCCGCAGGACTTGTGGCGGGATAGATCTCGCGGCCAAGACATACTCTTCGTACATTTCTTTGGCGTAAAGCCTGCTTCCGTAGTCTTGTTTGTTATCAAGCATTTGCTTACGCAATTTTTTGGCTTCTTCCAGAAATTTTTCTGGAGATTCTTCAAATTTACTGAGTGCTTCTTGGGCGCTCAGCATTCTTTGAGCCGCGTCAGCTTGAGCTACGAACGGATTCGTGAGTTCTGCGTGAAGCTCGCGGAACCTGGCGACATCTTCTTTGCTTCGATTTCTGCTGGCTTGCAATTTGTTGCGTAGCTGATAATATTCGGCTTTTTTCCTAATCAATGTTACGCGATCTAAATTCATGTTGTTGGCAACAATAGCCTGCTGGAATTCTTGTTCGGCGGCTATTTGATTTCCGGCGTGCCTTGGGATTGCGCCAGCATTAGCGTTGGCTCCAAAAGGCATGGCTTTGTTTTGGACGGCCCCTTGATTGATGGGCATGCCAGCAGCCCAAGGATTTGCTCCCTTCGGAACAAAAACCCACTGGCCTTCTTGATTGGGAACGCCGCCGCCAAAAACGCCCGCCCCTTGAGCGTTTACTTTTTGTCCGCCGGGTTGTCCCCCTGGAACATCGCCTCCGTAATAGTAGCCAGGTAGTTTTCCGTTTTGGTTGATGTAATCCAGCTTGCCTTTGCCGATCTTGGACGCTTCATTAGGAGTGAAGATATGTTCGCCAGGCATGACCATGGCTGGGACGACTCCGCCCTTGGCCATGTGCGGCAACGAAGCAAGGGTGTCAGCCCCAAGCTTGTTGACCGAAGATTTGCGGATGACATAGCTGCCGACCGGGAGATTGGCTCGGACAGAGTCGGTATTTCCAACGCCTGGGACAAGACCGCCGGAAGCAAACTTGATCAATCCGCCGTCGGCTTTGGCCGGTGGACCCATCGGTTTGCCGCCCATTTCTCCTGCTTCGTTCGCACCAAAGAAGCCGGGCTTTTGAGGCTGAACTCCTGCGTCTCCAGCCTTTTTCCCCAACAGACTCTTGTCTTTGAAAACTGCGAAGACGCTAGGAATTTTGGTTGGTGTACCAAAGTAGCTCATCACCATTTCGATGAGCGCCGCTTCGTTCGCGTAAGCTTCCGCCCCCTTGTCTTCTGCGGCGGACATGCGGGCCTGAATCAAACCAGGATTGGCCGACAAAAACTGCCCCATCCTGTTTAAGCCAACGCGATTTTTCTTATCTTGAACCTGATCGTATGCGCTTGTCTTTGCTCGACTCTCAAGCGCAATCAGATAGGCATATTTTTCTGCCTCGTTAAGATCTTCTGGCTTCTTGCCGTTGGCGTTGTTTGCAACTCTCTCCATCAACAGTTCAAGAAACGCCCTTTGCAACATAGACATTTTGTTTTTGTCGCGAGCATAAAGAGCTATTTCTTCGGCCGTTAGATTTTTATCCGCGAGATCAAAACGAGCACCAAGTTCTTTTGTTTGTTGGTCTGTCAGGCGGCCATCTTTGCGAATAGAAGCTTTTAGAGGCTCAAGGTATTTTGCCTGAACCGCCGGATTGAGCTGATTGAATAGCTCGGCTTCGCGCATAAGATTCTGCGCCTTAATAATCTCCAACATGTTGCCTTGACCCAATTGCTTCGGGTCGACAGCGCCAACCGCCGCGTTCAATTTATCTTGCGGCGTTGAGAAAGTTTTAGATCTGTCGCGAACGTCTTTTTCAATTCCCTCCTTGGCCTTGACCATGCCAAAGTTCTTTTCTTTCTCCTTGTTGACTTCTTCTAGCTGGGCCTCGATAAGTGCTTTGATTGAAGCTTCGTAGTCAAAAGCTGCTGGCGCATCCAAACCAGCATTCCTTATTTTCTTGAACACTTCATTAGTGTCAGCCATGAACTGTTGTTTGTCGACAGGCAAGGCGCTGATGCCACTTTGCCACACATTTTTTTCAAAATGTTTTTCAATGTCGCCGCCATAAATCTTGTCTATAAGATTCTGTCTATTTCTTTTTTCTCCCTTAATGAGCCTTGGGACATTTTTTTCGCGCCATTTTTTAATGTTGCTTTCTGTGTAGTTAATACCATCCAAAGAACTAAATTGTTGATAAATAGAATCTGGAACATCTTTGTGCAGATCATCAAAGAAATGTTGGTATATTTCTTTTTTGTGTTTAGTTAATTCTACAGGTAAATATTTTTTGGTTTTATTAAATATAGCATCCCTTGAGTTTTCATAAATTTTTTCATTTGTTTCATATCTTCCACTAAAATTTTCAAGTATTTTTGGTATTTCTTCCACAATTTTTTCTGGTGGATTAATTTTGAATCTATTGTTTTTTAAGGCAAAAGCTAGCCAGCTAGCTTTAGTTGAATCGTAAACTTTTTCGGCTTCCGGCAGAAGCTCTTGAAAAGCCGGAGCATTTTTCTGGTCTTCAAAGTCTTTCAGCCGTTTTTCATATGCGGCTTGTTCTTCGCGCTTACCCTTGACCTTATTCAAGGCGTCGAGAATTCCTTCCTGGAAAGGATTAGTGGGGCCGTCTTTCAGGATTTTGATTTGATCATCAATCAGTTTTTCTCGTTGATCTTTTGGCACATCCTTGAGCTGCAACAAAAACATTGCGGCAGAATTGATGCGCGCAAGCCTTTTCGCTTCCTCGATTTCTTTTTCGCCGCCGACCATCTTTCCTTCGCGAGAAAGAATGCTCTTGGCATTGTTTAGGCTGCCATAGATTTCATCTACAATGCCTCCTTCGGCCATGCCGACAAGACCGCCTGCGTTTATCTTTTCAAGTAGGGCTTTGTTTCTTTGTGCTGGTCCTGCGGCAACCACAAATTCATTCGGATTGATTCTAGCGTTAACAGTGTCAGCACCGTGCGGGGTTGTGCTACCGCCGCTACCCCAGCCGCCTTTGTTGAAGAACCTAACCAGGCCACCATTGGCTTTCTTTTCTGGTTCAGAGAGCTTTTTCAGTCTGTCTTTGGCGGCGTCCAATTCCTTGGTAAAGTCCGTGAATTTTCCACCAAAGTTTTCAACCGCCTTGATTGCTGTCTCAAGATCTGCGAAATTAAGCTTACCAAATTGTTTTTCGGACTCCAGAGCGATTTGCCTGATGACATTTTTATCGAGATTATTTGCATTCTTCGACAGTTCTTTTTCTGAAACATCTGCCGACAAGCGAGCGCCGCCAGCGCGTCCGCCAATAACTCTTTCCAAAGTTTCCCGCAAAGCATTTTTTACATCTTCAGCTCTACCTTCAAAAGTTCCGCCGCCTTTTTCGGCAAGCGCAACCTTAAATCTTTCAAAAACTTCTTGTCTGAGATCGTTATTGATACCAATTTCTTCTAGTCGGCGCTGAATAACTCCGATCGAACTTTCTTTTGTGGTACTAAGATCTTCCTTACCAATATCCTGATTAATTCTCTTGCTGAATAAATCCAACATTTCTGGTCTAGAAACATCTTTTAGAAGAGCGTCGAAGCTAGCAGCTTCGTTCCTTTTAGTGACTATCTGCTTCAGATCTGTGTTGATCTTAGGATTCTTGACTAGTGCCTTGAGCACTTCAAATTGATCGTTGTCTTTGATGCCGATATTGCCGAGCATAGACAGTTCGCCGCCGCCCTTTTCCAGCTTAGCAACTTCTTCAGACGCCCTCAGAATGAGGGTCTGCTTCATCAGGTCGGCTGTCTCTTTGTTGATTTTCGCCAATTCAGACAAGAATTTGGTCTGGCTGTTTTCCAGTCGCCCGAACAACTCAGACATCAGATTGGTCTGATTGTCGACTTGTAGTTGAGCCGCCCTGGAAGCTACTTCATAGTTCTGCTGGACAAAATTTTCGAGCGCACGCTCCATGGCGGCGGTCTGGGGGTCTAGGCTGAAAGCGCCACCAAAAGTCGTGTTCAACAACTGGGAAGTGATGTCCTTGACCGTGGCCCCACCAAGTCCCTGCAAACGCATTTGCGGCGACAGCGAAGAGAGGAGGCTGAAGATCTGATTCTGGTCACGAACCGTGAACTGGGAGGCCGTTCCCATCCTCGCCGCGCTGTTTAGCAGGCTGAAGGCCCTGGCGATCTCGGTACGCCCCTCGATGTTTGAGGTGGCATAACGCATCCCAAGAGACTGGCGACCCTCTCTCTCGTTCTGAATCTTTCCGAGCTTTTCCTGGGCGGCTGCATTCCGCTCGCTGACATCGGTCAAGTTCTTCAGGGCCTGGTTGAGATCGGCTGCCCGTGTCTTCAGGTTGGTCAGTTCTGTGATGGCCTGATTGGAGGCGTTGACATTCTTGCCTTTGGACAACTCGTCAACATTTCGCTCGGCCTTCTTGATCTTGGCGACCACTTCCTGGATGGCGTCAAAGATCTTGTCTGGGTTCTGCGCGTCGGCGACAGCTTGCTGGTTGGGGAAAGCATTCCCGTTGCCAAAATTGGTGAGACGGGACTGGCGCAGTTGCTGTTGGCGCAGGCTCAGGTTGAAGATGTCGTTTTCGGCCCCGAATTCAGGAATCTCTTTCCGTTTGGCAGCCGTCTGGATGCTGTTCCGCACGGCGGCGATCTCAGCATCGTTGGCGGCATCAATCATCTCGCCTTTCTGGCGTGTGCGGCGGGCAATGTCAGCAATCCGGTCGGCGAAATCCTTGGCCCGCTCGTCCATCATCTTGGACATTTTTTCGGAGTTGCGGGTCAGAGGCTCAACGATTGGTTTGAGCAAGGAGTCAACCATCTTGCTCATATCCTGGCCGCTCTCACGCAAAATCTTGCTGAAGTCTTCTTCACCAAGCTGGCTTTGAATCATCCCGACGATGGACGAGGAAATGCCTTGGTCCATACCCTTGGCAGTCAAAGCCTTTTGCAGCGTGTCTCCGACCTGGATGCCGAAATTCTCACCCTTAGCCAGATTGGCAACAGGCTGTGAGCGGATGGTGGCGATAATACCTGGGAGAAGCGTGCCAGCCATCGTGGCCGCTTCGGCCTGCTTGACAACATCATCGCCGTTGCCGGTGATGCTGGTGATGGTCTTGATCGCGTTGACAAAGTCTTCGCGCCCAGCCCCAAATGGCTGCTGCAAAGAAGAAGCCAGTCCGGAACCCATGAATGGCCCGATGTTCGAGTCCATTACATCTGTGACATTCTTGCTGGCTGCTGACATCTCCATCAGCTTTTGCGTGGAAATTTCCAGGGCCGTATTGAGATTCCCAAACAGTACGGCAGACTGGTTGACCTTGGCGGTCGACTGCTCTTGCTTGGTGCGGATAGCTTCCGAATCGGCAATCCTCTTGAACAAGTCGAGCATCTTGCCCCTGAGGAGATTGATATCCTGTCCGGTAGCGGAGGCGATCTGGCCAAGCTGGCTGCGACCAAACCCGCCGTTTTCCATCAGGACATCTTCAAAAGCCTTCTTGCGACTCTCCTCGTTCATGTTGGCGTTGTTGCCAATCTCTTTTTTGGCCCTGTCTTCAATGATTTTGGTCAGGGCATCCATGCGGGCAGGCACTTGCTGCGCCATGGTTTCCTTGCGGGAATTGACAATCTGCGCCTCAAAATCTGTTTGGGAATAGAACGGGATTCCCATGGTGGAAAGCTGATTTCTTGCCTTCTGCGCTTGTTCCTTGTCGATAATGCTTTCTTGTTGTCGCAAAAAATCAGAGTCAAAATTGACGGTTCCCTTTGCGAAATTCCTTAGGTAATCGTCTATCTTTTTGATTGAATTGCCGATCTGGACATTTGAAATTTCAATTTCTGCTTCTTGCAGGGCGCTCATAAATCCGGTGAGGGCACCAGCCACGCCACCAAGTGTCCCCAGAACCATGGAAGCTGTTGAGCCTGGGCCACCCACGGTATATCCAGCAAAAGCGCCTGAACCAGCGCCAGCCCCAAGACCAGTGGCGGCGCCACCCATAGCTCTTTTGCTTACAAATCCTACCTCGTTCTTGCCTTCGACCGCGTCTTCTGCTTTACCAGCACTTCTGGAAAGAGCGTCGCCGAGATAGGAAGCGCCGACAGAAACAGCGGCTATGGCTGTCTCTAAATTCAGGAAGTTCTTTTTGAAGGATTCGACTCCCGACCGCAGCATGTCTTTGATCGATGCTTTTCCGGTTGAGCCGGTATCGTACAGCTCCTTGTCGTAAACCTTTGTGCCCTTGCGAAGGACCTTGGCGTTTTCATCGATGGCTTTCAGCCGCATTTCTTCGGCGACGATCAAGGCGTCATTGATGTCCGACAGCCCGCGAGCCTGCATAACCTGACGGGAGGTTGTCTGGAGATACTGGCTCTTTATGTTTAGCTCAGCTTCTTCCATCGCCTTCTGTTTGGATATGTCGCTGAGACCCTTTCCTCTCGGGTCTTTCTTTTTGATGATGTTTTCATATTCCTGCGCAACCAAATCGCCATAGCTGCCGGATGGTGGTCGGCTGGACTTTTTTGCCACGTTGGCGTTCACGACCTTGTTGCCGAGGGCATCGACCTTCGTGGTGACCAAAGTGTTATTGTGGAGATTCTTGTTGAACTCTTCGATCGCGATAGCCCTGGCGGCTTCCAGGCTATTGATCTGCTTTTCTTTCATAATGATCTGCGCCATGCCGTCGGCGTATTCTCGGCGCAGCTTGTTGGTTTCTTCCTCTATAATGGCGGCTTTGGTGATCTCTGAAAGCCCAGCACCTTTGCCGGTCGGGTCAATAGTAGCCATTCTATCGGAAACGCGATCTTGACGGAGTTGGGCAAGGGTAAGACCGCCACCCGCACCGGTTGTTGGGGAGGCAGGACCCGCCCCGAAGTTGCTGGCGTCGCCGCCAAATTTAACGGTTTCTACGCCGTAAGCGTCTTTTTCAAAGGAAACAGATATGTCCTTAACTGCTTCGGCCTTTTGTTTTGCTTCCTCGTAAAATGCTTTTGCTTGTTCGTTCATGGTTTGAACGATAACCTTATATCCGTCAAGCAATTGATTTAAAGCATTTTCATCTTCTTGAGGCAATTTATATTTGTCGTTTTCTGAATCGTGCTCGAGCAGAAGATTCATACCACTTGAATCTTTAATTTTGTCCATCATTGCCACAAGATTGGATTCAACCATTTCTTTTGCTTGTTCAGCTGCTGGCGAGTCAATTTTATTGAGTGCATTTTTTTGACCAACAAGGCTTTTGTATTTTTCGATATCTGAGATTCTTTCTTGAGCCTGTCTGGCTTGAAACTCAAATGCTTTTGCCTGATTCTCGGCTCCGACAGAAGCGTTAGCTGAATTAAAAATCCTATCGGATTCTTTTTCGGCTAAAGCCTTCCTGTCTCTTGCCGTCAAATCTGGCCTGCTGCTGTAAGCAGCTTTGTAAATGGCTCCTTCAAGAATAGAACGCGTTGAACTACTCGCAGACATCTCCGACAACATTTTTACTTTTTGAGAGTCGTCGACAGCTTCTGAGACCTGAGCAATTGGCCCCATTTCGTTTTTGCTTGCAGCAATATTCACCAGCCTTTGACCGTATTGATCGGCTGGGCGACTATAAGATTCAAATTGTTTAATGTCTAGCGGATTAAGTGAGGATTTGCGTTTATTCGCTGCTTCTTCCGCAGCTTTAGCGGCTGCGTCAGCTGCTTTTTTGGCTTTGGCAGCAGCTTCTACTTCTTCCCGATAAGAATCGACTCTTCCTTGGGCCGCGTCGACTAGAGTCTCATAAGCTTTGCGTGCGTTTTCAAGATCTACCTTGAGTGCTTCTGATATCGACAGTTTTTCTCCGTCTTCGGCAATTAATCCTGTAGCTCTTAAACCAGAAGCTTTTTGGACCACTTTCGCTTTATTGTTTGCTTCATCAATTAACGCGCTTCTTTCTGCTTTTATTTTTGGATCAAAATTTGAAAAATAATTAAGATCATTAATTTTTTCAAGTATTTTTGGCAAATCTGAGATAGCCTTAAGACGAACACTATATTCATTGAGATCAAATTCTGCTTCTTCGAGACCTTTTGGTCTTGTCTTAGAAGGAGTCACGCTTGGGATTCGATCTGGCACTAATCTTGGAATAAAAGCAGGAGTGATTCCATATTTTGAATCGTCGCCTTCAAGTTGTGGGCGAACAGTCCCAGAAGCATCGCGCTGAATAGATATCTTAACATTTTTTAAATTTTCTTTGGCTTCTTTCGCTGTGATCGTTGCCTCTTTAATCTTCTCGGAAGCAATTTCTGCAACAGCTTCGAGTTCTTTTTGTATTTGATTGAGTTGTGGCTCAATCAATTCATTTATCTTAAATTTGCCACTTAAATCTGCTGTGTATATGCTATCTTTTATTCCTTCGTTTTTTTCAACTTTGTATCCTAAATTATAAAGTGATGTAATGTCTTTATCTCTATCATCACTTGCCGTAGAATCAACCATACTGCGTTCTTGCAAAGAATTTATTCTATTTATTAGAGTTTTAATTCTTCCTATGTCTGAAGCTCTGCCAGACGCAGCATCGTAACGAGATTTATTTTGATCAATAATATCATTCGAGTCAACAAAACGCAAAGCGTTTTGTTGCATCGAATCTAAAACTGTAGAACTAAGATCTTCTGATCCTTGTGACTTAAACCTATTGCTTAATTCTTGTTTGATGAATGCTCCAAATTGAGTTTTGGTAGATCGGGACAAATACCTCGCTATTTCCGCTTCGTTTAATGTCGAAATGGTACGAGATGTGGTTTTGTCAATAGGCTCAAAAGTATTATTGTAATCTTCGTCATCCTGTTCTCTGAGATCAAGAGCCGAAGGATCATCAAGTGGAACATATTTAGTTTTTGGCCTTTTAATTTTTCCTTCAAAATCCCTTAGGCCAAAATTGTTTGCGTATTTTTGCTCGGATATTGGCTTTGGCCGACGAGACGAAAAGTTTTTATCCGAATCTCTTTGTTCTTTCATAAGAATCGCCGCAGCTTCTTCTTGCGCTCTTGCTGCCGCAAAAACAGCGTTGCTGATTTGCCCACGTCCTTCGTCCCTACTCCGCAAAGGGAGTCGCCCTTCTTCTTTGAAGTTGAGATCTGAAGGAATTTCTCTTTCTTTTTCAAGAGCAGCAACTTCTTTCGCAAGCATAGACGCGGCTTCTTCGGGCGCTCTGGCAGCAGCAAAAGCAGCGTTGGCGGCTTTACCACGACCAGCTTCTCTGCCCATAGAGAGCAATCTGGCTTCGATATCTCCAGGCTTAAAACCAAGATCAGATGGAAATTCTTCTTGCTTCATATTCCAAGAAGCTGGACCAAGAACTTGAGGTTCGTATCCAGCAGACGAAACTCGTCTAGCTCCACCAACACGGACCATTTCTTCTTCAGACAAACCTTTTGCAAATCGAGGATTGCCAGAAGTTTTTTCGGTCGATAAAATTTTGATGTTGTCTGGGTCTGGAATCATGCCAGGATCAGCTGGCACAACTTCCATTTCTGAGTAAAGCGGAGTTACAACTGAGCTGAAGTCATATTCTGGTGTTGCAGCAGCAACAACAGGAGGACTTTTTGCCGCTTTATATTGCTCAATAATTTGTTTTTTCTTTTGGCCTTTTTCGTAATCCGCAATTATTTTTGCCGCTTGTGCTTTTTCAGCGACTAAATTGTCGATATCAGACTTTGTCAGATAATTACGTTTACCGGTAGCATCAATATTCTTGAGTTCTTCATCGGTCAATCCAAGTTCATCGGCTAATTTTTTAATGGTGGGCGTAACCCTACCACCCTTTGCGTATCCTGGAAGAGAGCCGGTTGAATTGAGATGGGAAAGAGTGCTGTATCCAATACTGCTGGCTTCCTGGGGAGAGAAAATGTATTCCCCAGGCATGACCATGGCGGGGACAATGCCACCAGTCGCCATTTTCTTCAGTGAATTGACAGCGGACTTGCGAAGAACAAAAGAGTCTTTTTCTAAAGGAGCGAAGACACTGTCTGTGTCGCCGGTTCCTGGCACGAGACCTTTTGCTTTCTTAGAATAGGGATTTTTATCTTGATCCAAAAAAGCAGCATCTAAACCATTAACAATTACGGCTTTCAAAAAATTTTGATTCGGAATTAAACCCTTGCTTACGCCTTTAATTTTTTTCGCTGCTAATTTTGCGGCTTGTGGAACACTAATATCTGGCTTATCTTCTAAAAATTTAACCAGTTGCCTAGCGTGTAAATTTTGATATTCTTGATAAATATTTTTTGCTTGATCTCTTATCGTATCAGAAAAGATTTTAGTATTGGGATCATTTTCCGAAAGACTATTTTTATCGAAAAAATAATCCATCTTTTTCTGTTCAATATTCATCCTGAGATTTATGCTTTTTAAAACCAAATCCATAATATTTTGTGGACTACTATTATTTTTTTCTAAACTAAAAGATGATTTAATTGGCGTGCCTTTAGCGTCCGCTTCGTCATATGGCAATCTATTAATCTTTTTTCTTTTGCTTTGTAGTGTGCCAACAGAAAACTTAGACAAAGAACTTAATGAAGATATTGAATTGTCTATTTTAAAATCTGGCACATTTGCAATTTCTTTTCTAAAAGTCTTATTGCTGTGCCTTATCAATTTTTCAAAAGCTATTTTTTGATTTTTATTTAGCTGTGAATTAAACAAATCTTTTGTGTTAAACGTATCTTTTGCGCTATCTTTTTCGTCTATGCTTATGTCGTACAGCTCAGACAAATCTTTTGTTCTTTTAGAAACATCAATTAAATCATTTTGATTTTTATATTTTTGATGCGTATTAGCATAAAGATGAGCTAAAATTTCAACTGGTTTCAAAAGATAATCTTCTGTACCCGAATTTATTTTTGTTTTATTTAATAGTTTGCTAATGCGCAATGTATTTACGCCAGTATTAGTCAAAAGATTTTCAGACAAATATTTCCTATTCGGCTGAACAACTTTTTGATTTTGATTAGGCCAACTTACAAGGGGCCTAAAGCGCGGATCATTAAACGGCTTACTATTTTTTTTGTAAAAATCATCACCAGCATTAAAGTCCAATAAATGAACCATCTCATGCAATAAAGTATCACCACCATGACGTGGATAAATATTAATACTTTTGGGTTCATCAGGCGAAAAAGTTCCCGCAATGCCTTCAAAATTATCATATTCATCGTAATATCTTGCGATATTTTTTGGATTTTGAACATATTTTTTTATTATATTTTTAAAGCCTCCTTGTTTAATTGCTCGATTTGTTTGCCTCAAAAGATATTTTTTTACTGTTGGGTTATTGTTTGTTGTCTTGATCAAACCCATCTGTTCTTCAGAAGAAAGAGGTCTCCTGCTAAATTCATCTTGGCCAGGAGCAGCTTCTGCGCCAAGATACATCTTTGATCCTGCTTCACGCATGATCTTAAGAGCTTCTTCTGTTAATTTTGAATTATCAAGTATTTTTCCGCCATTAGCATAACCCATAACTTTTTGGGTTGAGGATTTCCGCAAGACAAAAGATCCTGGGGCCAACAGGGCCGGAACACTGTCGGTATTGCCAGACCCGGGGACCAGGCCACCAGCGGCGAATTTCTTCTTCGGAACAACTGGGCTGGAGTTGTAGTAGGTCGCTCCACCCACCATTTCCCGCAAGAAGGGCATGGCGCCAAAACTCAGCTTGACAGCGCCGATCGCCGACAGCAAAGGCAGGAGGGGGCGGGCGGCATCCAAAACGCCCAGGATGCTTTTAGCCAATCCCTCAAAGGCGCTGAAAGCCCCCTTGAAGCCACTGGTATCCATCATGCTTCGGCCAAAAGAGGCGTAGCTTTCGCCAAGCTTTGCCAACTTGTTTCCATAGGACTCAGCGGCCTGGGCGGCGTTCACTTGCAGGCTGATACGTCCGGCTTCTGCCACCATCAAGGCCCGCTCGCTTACGGCGAACTCTTTCAACATCGGGATGACTTTGCCGATCTGGCGGTACCCACCCAGCTCTTCGCTGATGGAGGCAAAGCGTGAGTCGCTCTCAGGAATCTGGGCGAGGGCCTGGGAAAGGCGATTGACAGCCTCATAGGCACCGACGAACTGATCGGTCAACTTGATGTTGCCCATCTGCTCGGCTTCTTCCCTGGTATACCGCAGGTTAACACCGATGCTTTTCAGCTGACTGACTGTCTCGTTTCGCTGTAGGCGCGTGAAAATTGTGCGCAGGCCTGTGGCGATGCTTTCAGCGGATTCACGAGTGGTCTGCCGAACAGAGGTGAACACGGCCATCAATTCGTTGAGGTCGCCACCGCTGGCCTTAAATGCGCCGCCTGTGCGACGAACGACCTCGATAAGGTCACCGGCTTCGACGGCGAACTCACCAGCCACAGCGTTCATGGAACCCAAGGCTTGTTCAAGATCCTTGCTCTCGATCTTGAACTGGTTCATCACCGCAATGGCACCTTCGGTAGTCTGGGCCATTGAGTCAAAGTTGGGGGCCAGGGCGGACTTGGCAAGTGCCTCAAGCGCCGCCTTTGTTTCATTGATCGAAAGGTTGGCTTGCTTCAACGTGACAGCGGTCTTGATCAGGTCTTGGCTGGAAACACCGAGGCCGACAGAAAGCCGAGTGACTTCTGCGCCAATACTCTTGACTTCCCCGCCAACGTCCATTGAAACTTGACGGAGGCGCACCATCTCTTTGTCGAAAGCCATGGCTTCGCTGGCGGCATTGCGGAAGGCCGAACTCAGGGCAATAACAGGGCCAGCGGCGAGGGTGAAGGCGGCAAAACGCTTGAGGGCCAAGCCGGATTGCTGCGCGAACTTCAAAACGGATGAAGTGGCAGATTCTAGCTGGCTATTCAAAGACTTCAGAGCGGCGGTGTCAGCCTTGATTGGGATATTGACGGCACCAACGCCGGAACTACGCAGTCCAGAATTGATTTCATTTGCTATATTTCTTACAGCGCCTGAAGCAAGACGTAGATTAAGCTGTCCAGTGATATCAAATGCCATGTTAACCCCGCGAAATAAAAGGACGGTGGTCCTCACTCATGAAAGAGCAAAGACCACCGCCCGCGTAAGCCTGTCCGGTTCAACAGAAATTACACCGCAGCAATAGCCTGAGTGCTGCTAGAAACTTCGACCGAAATTGGATTACCTTCGTCGTCTAGGAAGGGCTTTTCGTCAACAACGAAGTTGCCTTCCTCGTCGACCAAATTGCCGTCGCGATCGACGAATTGGCCAGCTTCATTGATGTAGCGGCCATTTTCATCAACCAGACGACCTTCTGCGTCGACTTTGCGCCCCTGCTTGTCCACAAGGTGCAGACTTTCGTCCGCAAACTTGTACTTCACCAGGAACTGGTTCTCAGGAAGCTTCTTCTCGTAGTCGTCTTCCAGGTTGTAGATGATCTTTGCCAGGGCGCTGGCGGCGGGGCCAACGGCAGGATCATCCTCTTTGGTCATGTATTCTTCGTAGGACTTGAAATACGGCTTACCGTCGTTGGCATGGACGGTGCAGACTGAAACCCAGTAATTGAACTGGGCGTTGTCTGCCTGAGCCTCGGCGGAATTGTTATCCAGGCTCATGCGCTCAGAATTCAGTCCGCGAAGCTCGGCCCGGTCACGGCGAAGCTGGATAGCCAGATCGCGTGCTTCCGACAGCTTGATGCCACCGGAACGAACCTTGCGCTCCTTCTCGCTGATGGAGGTTTGGAGCTTGCGCAGCTCGGCCTCCTTCTGATCGTCCCACAGCTTCTGCTCGCGCATCACGCTTTCAATCTTGGCCCGGAGAATAGCTCCGGATTCGACTGCTTCACGGAAAGCCCTGTTGTAGACTTTCTGTGCTTCCTGGCGCTGCTTGGCGTTGGGACGAAGAACAGCCAGTTCTACTTCCTTGCCACCGATCTCAACCTTGACAACCTTCTTGTTGGCGCTCACGAATCCTCCTCCACGGGTAGGGTCTTCTGACAACGGTTCCAGCTAACCGTATATTGGGCCAGTTCTGATTCGACGGCACGCAGCTGGGCGTTACCGTTGTTTAGGATCGAGGAGCGACAGGTTTCCCAGATCTGCTTCCATTTCTCCTTAGCTGCTTCCCGCTGTTCCGGCGTGGCATTGTGGCCCCACAGCTCACCGAAACTTTGTTCCACGGCGCTCAAGGCGCCAATGAAAGCGGTTCGCATTTTTGTAGCGAGAATCCTCTGAAGACGAGCGCGTGAATTGCGTTCATGGTTCTTGAGAGCATCCTCCTCTGTTCGACGGGCCGCGTCCGCAGCAGCCTCCATCTGTTTATAAGCATCCACAGGGGTCCTCCTTACTTGCCTGGCATGGTCCTTTGAGCCATCATCATGATTTCCCGCTTGGAGTCGGGCATGTGTTGCTCTTCGACCTCGCCTTTTTTGGCGATGTGTGCCAGTCTCTCTCTTTTAATCGCGGCGGCCTGGGGGCTGTTCAGGGATTCGATATTTTGCAGGTCTTCATCGGTCTCCGCGACCAGGAAAATCTCGCCGGAATCTGGCAATTTCATGCCCGATAGGACCGCCTCTGCTGTTGCTTCCTTGCGTTGGCGCTCACGCTCTTTGCGTTGAAGGATAAGCCATCCGTCAAAAGCATCATCATCCTTGATGATGTCTTCGTGTGGCGGGTTGGGATGCTCTGCCACATTGTCGTAGAGCTGCGACCAGGACAACAGACTCCTTTGTTCTTCGGTCAGATCAACCGCCGATTTTCCAAAGATGTCAAAGGTGTTGTCTTTGCAATTCCAAACAGAACGCCACTGGTCAGAACGGGCCAAAGCTCGCATGGCTGACTCGCTGATTTGGGCGTCGGAATAGGCTGTGACAGCATCGTCCAGAAGGGAATCGTTACCTTTATAGAATTCGTCATTTTTCC